AAATCCGGCATCCGGCGCCACCCAACAGCAGGCTCAGTTTCTGTCGCAGTTAAAGCAGTTATATCCTGAGCTTCGAGGTGCAGACGATAACCTGTTATCAACGATTGCCTCCCGGACCGGCGTAGCTGCGGCTAAGGGTGGCCATATTCCTGAGTTTATTACTGGCGCTACCGGACACTATGTTCAGGGTCGTGGAGATGGTCAGTCAGATGAGATTCCAGCCATGCTTGCCGACGGTGAGTATGTGTTTGATGCCGACACCGTAGCCGCACTTGGGAACGGTTCAAACAAGGCAGGTGCCAAGATGCTGGACAAAATGAGAGAAAACATCCGTGAGCACAAGCGTAAAGCGCCTACGGACAAAATACCTCCTAAGGCCAAGTCGCCTTTGGAATACCTAAGGGGTTAAAGATGGCTACACCAGAGCAATTAGCACAGTTTCAAAATTTGGTGCAAAGCGGTGATTTTGCTAAAGCGGCTACGCTTGCACAGGGTCAGGGATTTGGCGCTCAAGATGTGACCAATTACATCAATACTAATCCTGCCTTATTTGGGTTTCCTAGCGAAGTTCCGTTAAGTGCGGTTCAGCCATTTTTTACGACAGGAACAACTGGTGCGCCAGCCACGACTGCAACTACAACAACTACGCCAACGAAACCGACAACCCCAACGACTCCAACGACCCCAACAACACCGTCAACCACAACCCCGGTAACAACGGTCACTACGCCCACAACGACCCCGACTCAGACCGGGGGTAGTTTTACTCAAGGTGCGCCGCTTCCGAACATTACGACCACCCAGACGCAGGCAACCTCTGCCCCGTCTTGGTACATGGATTACTTGTCCGGGCTTGCCCAAAAGAGCGCTCAGGCCGCTCAAGGGGCTCAATATGTCGGTGCATCCCCGCTTCAACAGCGGGCTTTTGATCTGACCGGTCAAGCGGCTGGCCAATATGCTCCGATGCTCCAAAAGGGTGCGGGGTTTGCTGAGACCGCCGGTGGTGCTAAGGCTTATCAAGACATCGATAAGTACATGAACCCCTATGTTCAGGATGTGGTTAAACGCATCGGGGAACTAGGGCAACGTCAAATTGAGCAAAATATCGCCCCCGGTGTTACTTCCGGTCTTGTCGGGGCTGGTCAGTTTGGCTCCAAAAGGGGCGCAGAAGCTCTTGGACAGACTCTCAGGGACGTCCAGCAAAACATCCTAGGTCAGCAGTCCCAAGCCCTACAGTCGGGCTATACGCAAGCCTTAGCGGCCGCACAAGGGGATCTATCCCGTCAGTTGACCGCTGGCCAGCAGTTAGGCGCCCTTGCCCAAGCCGGTCAGGGCATGAATGTCGCTGATATCAATGCCCTTGCAACCCTCGGTGCGCAGCAACAAGCCATCCAGCAAAATAAGGAACTCTTTCCTCTACAGCAGCTGGCTAATCAGGCGGCAGTCATGCGTGGCTACGCAGTCCCGACCAGTGTTTCAACCCAATACACCGGACCGATTCCGGGAGCATATGCGGCTTCCCCGCTTCAGCAGATCGCTGGTATTGCTGCCCTTCTTGGTGGAATGAGTAATACCAAATTGGGTACAACCGCAGGCAACGCAATAAGCAAAGCCCTAAGCAGCATATTTAGTAGCGGCTCTAGCGGCACAAGCGGCGGAAATATGACCGATTTAGATTGGTTAAATTGGGCAAAATCCGGATCTTCTGGAACACCGGGGGTGCCGTTTTCGTTAGAAGACCTAGCGAATATGCCAGTAAAAGACGGTGGCTCCATAAAAAAGTATCGTCACGGCGGTGATGTGCGCGGATACGCCACCGCTGGTTCGGTAAGCCCGCCCCCTATCCCGGGGGGTCTATCCGTAGACTCAAAAGCCCGCGAAGATTATTTCGCTGAACTAAACAAGTTACTTGAGGCAATTGAGGAACGGGGTGAAGGCGGCCCAAACCTGTTTCAGGTAGCTGGAGCCTTACTTGATCCCGGTCGAACCGGTGGAGCCGGAGAGGCTTTAGGTCGGGCATCTGCCGTAATGGGCGAGAAGATTGAAAGAGAGCGGGAGAGAATGTTGCCGCTTGCTCAAGCTAGAGCCAGCATTGCAGGTCAGAAATTCCAAATTGAAAACGAAGCACGGGCTCTTGAGTTGGTTGCCAAAACTTTGGGAACGACTCCAGAAGTCATTGGTAATCAAATTTCCGACGGCACGGTTCCGACCGATATGCTTTCAAGAATGACTCCGGGGTTATTTCTGACGGTCAATAAACTTGATCCGAAACTTGGTTCTGCCTTGAAGTCCATGTTTGATATGGATGTTGAGCGCAAGAAACTTGTTCAGGCCGATGTCACCGCCGGAATGAATTACGCTGAAGGAATTGCTAAGTACGGTTCAGACTTTGCAAAACTTCTGCCAAGAGGAATTAGGGTTCCGGGTATGCCAGAGCCGGTAACGGCTGGGGCTACAAGCTCGCCACAGCCTCCGAGACCTGCTGTTCCAACTTCTGCCGCCCCGGCGAAGGCTCCTCCAGAGGCTACGTCAGATTTAGAGGGAATGCCTCTAGCCGCCCGAGCTGATGTGTTGCGTGACCGTGCCAAGACAAGGGAAGAAGAAACTAAGCCCATGCGGGCAGACATCATGCAGTGGACGCCCCAAGCGATCAGTTTGGCTAATAACCGTTTAGATGAGCTGATTGACATCTCTAATGATCCCGAGGGAGCTAGAGTTTTTGGTCTGATGCAAAAGCAAGGTATTTTGCCTGCCATGGCCGCTGCAGCTCAAGAAGCCGTAAGGGTTGGACAAACCACAGTGACGTTCCCTGTTCAGCAGTTTTTAGAAAAACTAAATCTAACCCCGCCGCAACAGAGAATTTTGCGTAGAGCATCTCAGTTGTTGACTGAAGAGTTTTTTGAAAGCGCTAAACTTACTCGATCCGTATTGGGACCGCAGATGTCTAATGCCGATACGATCATCCAGCAGCGCCCCATGGCAACCATTGAGGATGCCGCATCAACGGTTGATTACTGGGCCAAACAGCGCAAACTTCTAAACTATCAGCGTAGAGATATGTTTGGAGCGCTGGATAGATGGGATCGTCGAGTTGGTGTACAGGCCCCGGCAAGCCAATTCTTCACTTCACGCGAGTATCAAGAGATCGTTAATAAGTACGACGACCTGCAGAAACAGTTCCGTCAGAAGTATCCCGGCTTTGGAGCACGATAATGGCAAAACTTGAGGATCTTGACCCATCCCTTGCTAAAGGCCCCCGGCAACGGCAGGAGGTTGACACCTCCGCATTAGAGGCTCTCGATCCGGTATTTCGTCGCCCACCCCCAAGGTTTGAAAAGAACGAAGAAATTTCGGTTTCAGAGCTTCCGGCGGCCTACCAGATGGTTAAAGGTGCGCTGATCGGTGAGAGCGAGCCGGACACTGGGATGTTTACCTTAGGAGGCGCTGGAACCGGAGCCATGCTAGGGGCTGCCGAGCAAAGCCGAAATATCATGCGGCTGTTCAGCAATCCTAAAGTTCAGGCCGCGGCAACAGAGGCGGTGGCAGACAACCCAGAGCTTGCTAAGTGGCTCAAGAACTGGGCAGGTATTGAGCGTCCAGCAGATGTAGGCGGGGTTCCGTCACAGTCTCAGATCTATCAGCGTACCAAAACCCATGGCAAGGCCGGAGAAAAGTTATACAAAAAGTTTGGCACTGATCCGCTCGACATTTTGCGTCAGGCAGAAAAGGCTAAAGAAACACAAGCTGCGGCTGAAGCTGCCGCACGGTCTGCTCGTATGGCCCAATTAGGGGAAAAAGCCAGTTCGGTAAGCCGTGGGCTGGGATACATCCCCGGTCTCAGTGTGGCCGCAGGTGGCCTCGGGGGATACGACATTGCTGAGGCCATGAAACGCTATGAGTCGGGTGACACGCCCGGGGCGCTCATTCAGGGTGTCGGTGGTTTAGGCGCATTAGCATCTCTTCTGCCTCATCCCGTCCCCAGAATTCTAGGTGGGGGTTTAAGTTTAATGTCTATGCCGGCGCTTTATATGTATGAAGCAATGACCGGCAAAAGACCGCCAAGTGAGCCAGCCGCCGGCCTAGGATCAATGGCGCCGTAATTGTCTCCTCAGGGGGATTCGTGGCCTTAACACTCCTGCCACACCCTCTTTTGCCCCCTACTCGGGGGCTTTTTTTGCCACATCGGCAAGTATTAGCGCCTCAAGTTTCCTAGCGAACTCAATGATGTCTACATCGTTGGCGTAAAAACCATTCGGGTCTTTGTTTTCGCAGTAAAAGAAAATCTGCTTGATGTCTTCATTTGTCAGCATTTTTAATCTTCCATAGCTCCCAGTTGATAACTGTGTTTCTGGCAATGCTCTTTTGAACCGATGCCACATAAGGGTTCAGTTCGCTTGCCAAAAACTCCTCTACAACATTTCGATGCTCTAAAAACTTTTCGTGTTTTTTGGCCTCAGCTTCAATGGTGAAGACTTTGCCATCCGAAGTTTGGAATGCCTGTATTGTTTTCATTTGTGGTTGTTCTTCAGTTGCCAAAATTCTAAAAGGCGGATGAACATCTTCCAGCCCCGCTCTAAATCCTCTTCCGACCATTCAATGATCTTGGTTAGACCCGGAACATTCCGTGATACGAAGACATTCGCGCATCGAGCCGCTGGACATCCAAGACCCACCCGGTAGGCGGCCAACTGCATAAGGTGATCGTCAAAGCCTTCGACTTTGTCCGGATCGGTAAACTCTTTGGTCTTTATGTCTACCACCAAACCGGCGTGTTTATCTGACGCAGGTACATGGAGGTCACACTTTCCGCCGAATCCCAGCTCATGGGCAAAGGCTCTCTCCGCAATCCACTCCCAGTCATTGAAGTGTGCCGATATAGCCTTAATACATCCGTCCACATAGTTTTGGTAAGCGGCTGGGGTTTTACCCTCGTAATGCGTTTGAATGGCTGCATGGATGTCAGTGCCAACCTCGGCCGCGGCTTTGCCCTGCTCTTTTGAGTCGGCAATGATCCGGTCGATGTAAGCTGATTCGGCCTCTTGATCCCAGCGGGGAAGGGTTAGGGCGGCAAGCAAGACCTGCTGGAGCTTCCAGTTCTCAAGCCCCGGCTTGGCCATCACATTTAGGATTGTGGTGACCGACGGGACAAGACTTAGTTTTCTGGCATCCCGCAGGGTTGTAGGCCGCTCTTTTTTGTTGCTGCCGACCGTTGTGTAAGCCGGCTCTCCATCCCGGGTATACCAATGCCCAGCCTCTGATTTGAACGATGAAACAATAAGTTCCGCCACTTCAGTCTCCTGTTTTGTCGTCGTAAGTAAATGTGGTGGTATCACCGAGTCGCCATTTGGCAAACTGCTCTACTCGGTACTTTTTGGTCGCTACCTTGAAGTCGGGATGCTTCAGTTGTTCCGGATTGAAAGCTGGTTCAAAGAAGCGGCAGCGGTTATTGGGTTGCAGGGCAAACTGGCCATTGTCCAGCTTTAAGAGGTTGTAGCTCTTATGCTCGTCGGCAGTCTCCGATAGGGTGAAGTCCGGAATCCTAGGGTCTGGGTTACAGGTGTCCAAGGTGAACATATATTCCCCCTTGTGGGTCTGGCGATCCTTGCCAAAGAACTCAGCCCGTAGCCCCTTGAGGAACGGCTTCTCCACCACGGTAACGTAGTAGCTCAACGCATCCCAGATCTGGAGGACATCAAGCGGCAACTCATCTTCTGGCAGCTCATCTCCATCGCCTTTGGTGTCAAGGTGTCTAAAGGCGTGGATCGGTAGCTTGTCATACAAGGCGCCGTACTCAGGAAGATAAGTCTCAAACCTGAACGCCTCGCCCCGAATGGCCTTGACACTAACCCAAATCCCTTTGATCCAAGGTTGTGGATCATTTTGAAAGTCGTACAGGTATTCAGGACGAACCCAAACTTTAACCGGAGGAAGTGGGCAAACAAATGTCACTGGTTCCGCTCCTCGTTACCACCATCCAAACCAAATACCCGTGCCATGAACCCAAGCAACGGGAAAGAAGATTGCTCCAGCAATCAGAAAGCCCCAAGAGGCGGTTTGAAGGCAGACGGCGATATGGGTAAACCAAGATCCCACTAACCAAATAACGAATAGCGCACCCCAGATTTGATTCATATGTTCCCCTTTGGCATCAATAAAATTTTTGCATCCGACATATCAATGAATGCGTTATTTCTTACGATCTGGCCACCGTTTACCGTTCTTTGGGTCGTTGTATTTTCGGTCTTCATCTTGCATACGAAATTTCCCTTGTCGTCGGTAATCTTTCGGGCAAGCAAGATCTTGTCTGTAACCAAATACAAAAATCCAATGAGCGGCACTCCGAGGCCAGTCGCAACACTTCTAGAATTTAAAATCTTGTCGTAAGTCACAAGCCACTCGTTATTGCGCTGAGTTGAAAAGGTCTCCAAATCCATGTCGTATCGACACTTAGTTTCTACGCAATACATGATGACCTTATCCTTGACGAGCATGGCATCGACCAAAGCGGGCTGATCCTTCGGGGTTTGAACATATTGATACGCCGGGAAGTTTCTTTCCCAAATAAGCGCAGCGTCTTGTTCGTCCCGAAGGGTTTGCTGCCCACGTTCAGTCTTTATGTCCATCAAAAAGGAATATTGTCATCGAGCTTTGCAATGTTATTCATTGCTGACGGAATGCCTTCCGTAACGCCACCGGAACGCTCTTGCCACTCTGGTGAGGCCATAATTTTGTTTTTAATACCGTCACTGAAAGTCTGAAATAACTCCATGTCTGGGGTTTCAATGGAAAAGATTACAGGCTCGTTGAATCCAGCCGGTAGCCCAGCTTTTTTGATGTTGGCCGGCACCGGCATGACCGCCCCGATGTTGGTGTATTCCTTGCCGTCTTTACCGGGTGACCGGGTCACGGTGATCATGGCCCACTTATCAAGGATGTTTTTAAGTTCAAACCCCTTGAGTTCCTCAGGCGTAAAGTCCCGGCCCCGCCAATTTTTAAGATCCACACGAAGCGTGGCTTTTTCAGATAGCGATGCCGTGTAGTTCTTGCTGATCGACATCGGCTCACCCTTAGGGGTCACCAAGGGGTTACCTTGATCATCCTCACCGTGAACCTCAAACTGAATCATGACCTTAGGTACATACTTGGTTTGACCCATGTACTCAGACTTCTGAGTTCCGAGATCGATAATTCGATAGCAACGGGCCAAGTGCATCCCCGGGGGTACGGGGGCGAAACTGCTTTCATTACCGGCTTTGACTGTTAGACTCATTTTTCGCTTTCCTTTTGTTTAGAAAGACCGCAGGCGGCCCAAATCAGCTTCCAGTCGTCCTGACTGGCCTGACCTGCCTCTGCCCTATGCAGGGCGTCCTCGGTCTCTTGCATTAGCTCTAAATTCGCTTGTTCCCACATCGCTCTGTCGTCTTCCATGGTTCGCTTTCGGTGTTTAAGGAGCCTAAAGCATAAAGTATCTAACTAGGAAATACAAGCCTCTTGCAATGGCTGAAAAAGAGTGTAACATCCAGTTATCGTCTGAAAGGAATGAGATGACTTTAAAAGAGTATTTTTCAACTAAACCCTATGGCTCGAAAGCCAAGCTGGCTAAGGCGTTGGGGATCAGTAGGACATGGCTTGGGCAGATCACAAACGGGTTCAAAGTACCCAGTCCAGAGCTGTCCTTAGAGATCGAGCGGATTACGGAGGGATGTGTAAAGCGGGTAGACCTTCGCCCAGACCTATTCGGGGAGGTCAAGTGAACTACTACAAATTTCATATTGGAGACTACCTGACCCGGACCATGCACCTAGCGGATGCCGAGGACTTGGCCTACAGGCGGCTTTTAGACCTTTACTACATCACTGAGAAGCCCCTGACCTTGGATATGGGTGCGCTTGCCAAGAGGGTACGGCTTGATTTGGAAGTCATCGAGCCGGTGCTAAATGAGTTCTTTGAACGGACGGTTAACGGATGGTTTAACGAGCGTTGCGAAAACGAAATAAAAAAGTATCAAAAATTCGTTAAACAAAACGTTGAAAACGCCAAAAAAAGCGTGTCTGTCAGGAAAAAGAAAGCCTCCAAGAGCCGCGCCAGTAAAGGCTCTGAACCGGCGGTTAACCAGCCGTCAACCGGCGGCGAGCCGATGGGGGGCATAACCAATAACCAAGAACCAATAAAAGAAACCCCTATATCCCCTTTCGATGAGTTTTGGTCGATTTGGCCTACCGGACCTCGAAAGATCAACAAAACCGGTTGCCGGGACAAGTGGCTGGCTCATGGGCTAAACGATGTTGCCAAACAGATCCTGACCCATGTCCGGGCGATGAAGCAGACCCAGCAGTGGAAGGAGGGGTTTGTGCCTGCTCCGATGACCTACATCAACCAGTCCCGGTGGCTTGATGGCGACCCTAACGGGGACAGTCCAAATGAGGGAGTTTTTGCTGGGAGGAAGGTCGTATGACCGGAGATGTGCCTCTCAGACGCATGAGGATGAACCGTAAGGCTCCCAAAGCGGTGTGGGTATGGGTAGGTATCAACCCATCATCTATAGCCTCGCTATGGCCTGAAATTCCTGAGTTCTGGAATCACCCCGAGGTGGACATTTTGCCCTCGGACCGAATCGATCTTTTGGACCTTCGGTTTGCGGTCGGGTTACAGGTTCACATCGATGGCAACGATACCCGGGATCGGATTCTGTCTGCCCACCGAGCTTTCAGTCTTGCCGGGGCCAAGTCGGTTTTCACCCTGATCGAGGGAAATCTTATCTACAACGAGGGAGTAAAAGTTGAACATCCTGCAGTCTGACCAGATCGATTTCTCTGCATACCTACACGCCACCGAGCCGCAGCAGAAGATTCGGGAGGCCGGGGTTTGGTTAGAGGACATCAAGCAAGACGTAGTCAATCCACCCAAGGAGGCGCTGATCGCCATGCCTTGGACTAAGACTCAGGCGTCGTTCCATTTCCGACCGGGAGAGGTCACGGTGTATGCCGGAGGCAACGGGGGAGGGAAATCCCTAATCACCGGGCAGATCGCCATGGGACTCATAAAGCAGGGTCAAAAGGTCTGTATCGCCTCATTTGAGATGAAACCCAAGCGGTCGATCTATCGAATGATCAGACAGTTCTCAGGCGAGAACATCGATAAACCGCGGTTTTCCGATAAGAGTCGGTACATCGGAGAGCTGGTGGATCGATTCAGAGACTTTTCTGCAAATCACTTGTGGTTTTACGACCAGCAGGGGACGACAAATGCACAGCAAGTGATCGCCATGGCGAGATATTGCGCGGTAAAACTTGGTATCACCCATGTATTTATCGACTCACTTATGAAATGCGTCCCAAGCGAAGACGATTACAACGCTCAAAAGTATTTTGTTGATGAGCTGACAGCCTTGGCCCGGGATCACAACATTCATATTCATTTAATTCATCACATCAGAAAACTTACGAGCGAAGAAGTGACGCCGAATAAAAACGACATCAAGGGAACCGGATCGATTGCAGATCAGGTGGATAACGTTTTGCTTGTCTGGAGAAACAAAAAGAAGGAGCATTCCGCACAGGCAGGTAATAGCGTAGATAACGCTACACCAGATGCGATGTTGATGTGTGAGAAGCAGCGAAACGGGGAAAGCGAAGATTGGTATTCACTTTGGTTTCATAAAGACAGCCATCAGTTTTTGGAAAACCCAGACTCAATGCCGATGACGTTTGATCAGAAAGGCGATTTTTAATGTGGATGTTTACGAAAAATATAAAAACTGGAAAGAAGGGCAGGGCGAAGACCAAAGCCGACATCGGCACCTTGTCCGATGGGTCATACGAATGCGACTTTCAGATCGAGACAAAGCGCATAAGTGGTTACAAGGCTGGAATGAAAAACATCCCGGCTCTGTTTTGGAATCCGATGTGATGGATCAATGGAAAAAAGGAAACCGAGGCGATACATGGAAATGATCAATAAAGATAAAGTTCAAGAAATATGCGAAGAGGCCGGCCGGGTTGCGAATGTTGCCTTGGAGGAATTAAGGGAGTTAGCCCATGAGCATGACGTTGCGTTTGCTTTGGCGGTGATGAATGAGACCGGAACCCTGCTTTGTGCAAAAGCGATGGCCATGGTTGCCGATGGTGATGAGGAGCGTTTCAAGAGGATGCTGAAAAGTCTTAAAGAAATGATCGAGGCTCAGGCAAGGGACTTTGCAAAAGAGGAGCGCCAGTGGTTGAACTAACGCTGCCATGGCCACCATCAGTAAATCATTACTGGAGGTCTTACCGGGGAATGGTGGTGATCAGTGAGGCCGGCAGGAAGTATCGGAAAGCTGTTGGCGAGCAAGTATTTTTGCAAAGCCGCGGCAAGTCCACGGTCGGGCCGGTAAAGGTGGTGATTGAAGCCTATCGGCCGGATAACCGCCGCAGGGATTTGGACAATTTATTAAAGGCAGTTCTTGATTCGCTGGGTCATGCCGGTATTTACATTGATGACTCATTGATTGTGGATCTAAGAATTTATTGGGCCGAGAGCATCGGCGGGATGTTGAAAATAAAAGTAGAGGAATTAGATGGCCAGAAGAGAAGCGTGGGCAATTAAAACGAAGCGAGAGTACTTTGTGAATTACCCGCCAAGAGAGTATTGGGAAGCCGACAGGACGATGTTATTCAGAACCCGGCGGCAGGCGCAGGCGTGGTTAAAAGAGAATCAGTTTTGGGCCCTGAAAGGGGAAGTTGTGAAAGTAATAGTCACTGTGAAGGAGTACGGAACATGAACGCAGAGATCTGGATGTCGATGGTCAAGGCATCACACGCAACTGATGTTTGGATATTCGTAGTTTCAATGGTGGCAATTATCGGAGGGGTGTTATGGCTAGACAAAAGAAAGTAGAGGAGCCGGGATTGCTGGATCTGTACGCAGGGTTTGCCTTGGCTGGATTGGTGGGTCGGGCAGATGTAATGGAACCACCATCCTCATTAGCAAAAGATGCGTTTGAGATAGCGAAAGCGATGTTAGAGCGAAGAGAAGAGGAGTTAAAAAATGACTGAAAGAGACCCGCACGATGCAGTTGATTACATTTTTGATAACGCAAAGCTATACGCAAAGGCAAAAGCGGAGCGAGTGTATTTGGAAGAGTTTCGGAAATCTCAAAAAGCATTGCTGATGAAACGAAGCCTTGAGGAATCTATCGGGGCACAAGAGCGAGAGGCGTATGCCCATGAGGACTACCGGAAGCTAATTAAAGGTTTGCAGGCGGCAGTTGAGATGGAAGAGCGGTTGCGCTGGGAGTTAGTCGCTGCACAGACACGGGTCGAGATTTGGCGAACCGAGCAGGCCAACCTTAGAGCCGAGGGCAGGGTAACGATTTAAATGACACCGGAGATCGTGGAAGGGGACTGGGTATTGATCTGCGAGACCAATGAAAAAGGAGTGGTCGAGGCGGTATTCGATAAGGGGGAGCGGTTTCTAGTGGTGGTCGAGGGCGATAACGAGTGGCCGCACCCAAAAAGATTCCATGTGATGGTCGAAAAGATAAGACGGATTCGTACACCGAAACCGAAAAAGCAAGAAGTTAAGTGGCATCAAATAACTTTATTGTGAGGAGATTATGAACGGACATCCATTAATTGAGTGGAAGAAATTTAAGGCTTGGTGTAAGTCAGCATGGGCCGAGTCGCTTGGTATTGTGATTGCGCTGGTGCTTGGGATGCTGATAGGCGTCTTATACAGACAGACGGACATTACCGAAGACTGTCGATATTCAGGATCATTTCGGGTGGGCACACAAGCATTTAATTGTCAGCGGAGAATGTAATGAAAAAATTTATTTTTGTATTGCTAATGATTCCCGCTGTGGCCCGAGCAGAATTTTGGACAGGAAATAATCTGTACGACAGGCTAACAAGTAGTGAGGCGGGTGAGCGAATACAGGCCTTGGGATATGTCATGGGCGTCTACGATGTTGCTGTCCATTTGTTTTTCTGCCCACCCGGATCGGAGACAACCATTACCGCCGGACAGATCAGGGATATGGCTAGAAATTGGCTAGCAAATAACCCCCACCGCAGAAACGAATCAGCAGAAAAGCTGGTGACCGAGGCATTCAAACAAGTGTGGCCGTGCAGAAACCGCGGAGGCACAAGACTATGAAAATCGTTCTTTATGGTTCCATGATTGCGGTGGCATGGTTGCTGGCTGACCATCAAATCGATAAGGCCCATGCGGAGGGTTTTAAATTGGGAATGAACTACGCCTTAAAGGCTGACCCCCCATCGGAGGAGCTGGAGCTGCGGTGTGCTGGGCTTTGGGTCGGTGAGCAAAATAAAAAGTGGTTTAACAAAAACAAGTGACCCATTACCGGAATAAAACCCTTTTGGAGGTCGTCAGATCCTCTCCCTGCCAATCCTGCGGCCGGGAGGATGGAACGGTGGTGGCGGCCCACTCAAACCAGCTACGGGACGGAAAAGGACGCTCAATCAAGGCCCACGACTACCGGATAGCCGCTCTCTGTCATCGATGCCACATGGAGCTTGATCAGGGAGCCTCCCTAAACAGGGAGGAGCGTCATGAGCTGTGGGAGGAAGCCCACCGCAAGACCATCGGTTGGCTGTTCGAGCAGGGACACATCAAGATAATACCCGACTAAAACTTAGGGGGTATTCAAAAAAAATTGAAAAAGAGCTTGCAAGAGAATCTAACTTGAAATTACACTCTCCTTACGGTCGCAGTGACCGGACAGCGAAAGGAAAGCGAAATGAAAACCGTAGACATCCAACTGACCCAGATCGACGAACTCGGCACTCTGCTGGCCACCATCGCAGATCTGACCGCCAAGGCTGACGCAATCAAGGACGAGCTCAAGGATGCAGCCACCGCTCCCGGCGGCTCCAAGGTCTTTGAGGGCAATCTCTTCAAGGCTACCGTTATCGAGTCCAACCGGTCCACGGTTGATTACAAGGCAATCATGGCCAAGTACAAGATCCCCGCTGAGGTCGTTGCCGAGCACACCAAGACGACCGCAGTGTTTTCTGTCAAAACCACCGCACGATAAGGAGACAGCCGTGAGAACAGAAATCTACGGTGAGCTGGTCTCCCCCCGCCCGGTCTACCAGCCGGTGCGGCGCCGGGAGCGTGATACCCAGCGCAGCAAGGTCTACGCTTGGGAGCGTTCCGAGTTTGGCTGGGATAAGGAGGTCATGAGCCTTGAGCAGTGCCAAGCCTTGGCCCGATCAATCCGACCCGGAGTTTGGGCTGGAGATGGTTGCGGCCGCCGGGCTGCCTGCGCCGTCCCTCAGGAAAACGTCATCAAGCTGCCCAAGTGGGCCCGGACCAAGTGGGTGGTGCTTCATGAAGTGGCTCATCTGATCGCTTGGGATGGCCGCAGAGCTGCCCACGGCCGAGAGTTTATGGCTGAGTACCTAGACCTGCTGGCGACCCATTACAAGCGGGATAAGGACCTGCTTTGGGCCTCGGCTCTGGCGGCCGGTCTGAGGGTGGGCTACTAGGGGTGGGGGGTAGGGTTACCCCCTATAAAAATATTGTTTGACTTCTGGGAAGTGTGTAACTTAGAATTACATTACTGCATCAAGCAGGTAACCCAAAAGCGAATAGAAAGCGAGAAACAAAAATGAATTTAGTCAAGGTAACCAAAGTCTCAGCAGGTCGATACAACATCGACGTAAATGGTCTGTCGTTTTTCCTCGAAGACTCTCATCCCGAATATTGTGGCTGCGCGAGAGTCGAGTCGTGGGTTCTCTGGAACGCAAACGATTTAGAAATCATGCGGTTCGATACAAAAAAATACGCAATCCAAGCGTTCAAAGATTGGACACCAGAATTGATTGCTGAAATGGGTAATCGCAAATATTTCGGTTATTGATCAACAGCGCTTAAACCATATTAAGGAGATAAAAATGAAAAAAGTTTATGAGGTTTATGTTTACGAAGATCGCGGATGCTTTGTTGCTGAAACACCCGCAATTTGTATCAACACCAACATAAAAGAGCTTCAGGGCACCCCGGTAGAGTTTTATGACAATTCCCGTAATGGTGTTATCCAGCAGGTTTTAAAAGAGCTGAAGGCAAGAGGCCATAGCGGTGTTTTACGGGTTATGTAATTAACGGGGCTTCGGCCCCTTTCAGGAGACAATAATGGAAGACCAAAACGCAGAACCAAAACGGATTGATCCGGAGCACGATGCGGTCATCACAAACGAGGTGGAGCAAATGCAGACCGTGCTGTACGTTTGGGATTCTCCAAACGAGATCAACATGAGCTATTCGCTCTATGATTTAGAGGACGGCAGCGTCTTAAAAAAAGCTGTCATCTACCTATCAACCGAGGAGGCCTCTGCTCTGGTGGATCTGCTGCAAAAGGCTTTAGTCCGGCAGGGAGACTAATATGGCACTAGGATGGGTAGTAGTTAAATTCAACAAGAACGCAACCCCCGGGTTACCGGTTCCCACGGTAGCGTGGTTCGAGGAGAAGTTCGAGGCGCAGGAAGAGGCTGAGAGGCTTAACGAAACCGCCCCCGAGGGGGTCTTTTATGGATGGGAGAAAAACAGATGACAGTCATTAAAATGCGCCGGCCGGTGGACTTTCACCAAGCCGCCAACACAATGGCTAACGGCCACCTCGGGGGCTTTGCTGAGTCCTTGGCGCTCACTTGGTTTCGGGCTGACTCCCTGAACCGGGAGAAGATCCAGTCAACTTGGCCAGAGCTTTTTATTACCGCCTTCGAACTATTTGAGAACCGAGACAGAAACCATGGATGAGCTGACCGTGCATCCGGCCTATTGCGATTATCTTGCCCACTTGATCTCTAAGCACTTGAAAGCCAACGACTACAACCGACTGATCGACTCTGTCGGGAAGGTTCGGTTTGACTTGGGCAAGGACGGGAGTATGCTATCCACAACCAAGCGAATTACGGTGATTGATGTGCAGGGTAAGGCTTACACCATCACCATCGAAGAGGCTAAGAATAAGACAATTTAACCGACGGTTAACCGGCCGTTAACGGTTGGCTAACCGCCCGTTGAGAGGACAAATTGAAGATAGATGACGGTAACAACTTGGGATCAAACGTAGCCCGCCTGACGATCCTGACTACCCAGCTCCAAAAGATGGCGGCTAACGGGGTAGACACGATAGGCATCCTGAGGGTCACGGTCCAGATGCAGGCCGAACTCGATCAGGTCCGGGCGTGGGTATTGCGGCAAGAAAGCAAGGAAGCAATGGCCTAAGACGCATGGGTGCTGCCAACAGTCGTCCGGTCCCCACCGGGGTAGCACCCAGCCGCCTTGGGAGCCAGAACAAACGAATTTTCGGCAACGTGGGTTCGGTTGTTGTACACAACTGGCTCCCGCCAGAGTAGCGAGAAGTAAAGAGAGGCCGTATCATTGCCCGATATCAATTTGATTGGAATAAGGGTGATGCCTGAAACAACTAAGAAGCCGAAAGCCCCGAAGGAGCAAGCCAACGGCTCAACCACTAGCTCAACGGATGGTTCAACCATCGGCCAACCGCCGGTTCAAGACCCGCCAAAACAAAAGACCGGTCGCCCGACAGACTACAACCTAAAACTCGCCGCAGAGATCTGTACTCGTATATCTAACGGAGAAGCATTAAGACAGATCTGTATGAGGGAAGATATGCCGGTTCAGTCGGCTGTGTATGTGTGGTTGGCGCGTCATCCTGAATTCAAGGAGATGTACACACGCGCACGGGAAGAACAGGCCGATACTTTGGCTGACGAGATTCAGGCTATTGCTGACGAAACGCCTGAGATGAACCCGATCTACACCAAGGACGGGGAGCTGATCCGCATCGAGCTGCACGGCGCCTATATCCAGTGGCAGAAGAACCGGATCGATGCCCGCAAATGGGTGGCCGCCAAGCTCAAGCCCCGGAAGTACGGTGACCGGGTGGAGCTGACCGGGGATAAAGACAACCCCCTGCACATCAACGCTCAGGTGGAGACCAAGACCCTCTTTTCGACCATCCTGCAGAACCTAGAGCTAAAGAAGCAGGCTCAGGAATGAGGGATGACTGATCTTGCTGAGTTGCTGGCCAACCCAGAGATTCAGGCCAAGTTCTCCATTTTGCCAGCCGAAGATCAGGCCGCATGGGCTTGGCGGGCTAACTGGCTCACTAAGGCCCATAAGCACCAGATTGTGCCGGCTGGGGATTGGTGGACGATATGGCTTATGCTCGCCGGCCGCGGTGCCGGCAAAACCCGGACGGCTGCGGAGCAAGTGGGGTGGTGGGCATGGCAGGAAGCAGGCACTCGCTGGCTGGTTGGAGCGCCCACCAGCTCAGATGTTCGGGCTACCTGTTTTGAGGGAGATTCAGGGCTCCTATCAGTTATACCCAGTTCACTTGTGGCAGATTACAACCGCGCCTTCCACGAGATTAAATTGACTAATGGCAGCCTGATCAAGGGAATCCCTGCGTCTGAACCTGAGCGCTTCCGGGGGCCGCAGTTCCACGGGGCATGGCTAGATGAGCTGGCCGCTTGGGACTACCTCGATGAGGCGTGGGATCAGATCATGTTTTCCGTCCGGCTTGGCTCTAGAACCCGGATTATCGCCACCACAACCCCGCGGCCGAAGGACTTGATCATCGATCTGGTCGGCCGGGATGGGGACGATGTAACGCTTACTACTGCGTCCACCTACGACAACCTAGCCAATCTGTCGCCCAACTTCCAGAAGCAGATCCTTCAGTACGAGGGAACCAAGCTGGGGCGGCAGGAGATCTACGCCGAGATCATCGACCCCGAAGAGTCGGGAATCGTTAAGCGGGAGATGTTCAAGCTCTGGCCGGCTGAGAAGCCCTTCCCGAAGTTCGACTTCATCCTTCAGTCCTATGACTGCGCCTATACCGAGAAGACCATCAACGATCCCACTGCCTGCACGACTTGGGGGATCTTCCAGCCCATGGACGGACCGACCGCGGTCATGCTGATAGACGCATGGCAGGACAGGCTCCAGTACCCCGACCTGCGGCCGAAGGTCATCGAGGAATACAAGGTGACCTACGGGGAGGGCAAAGACGGCAAGAAGGTTGACCTGATCCTTATTGAAGACAAAGCCTCGGGCATAAGTCTCATCCAAGACCTGCAGCGGGCGCGTCTGCCGGTGAGGGCATATAACCCCGGCCGGGCGGATAAGATCCAACGGCTATCGATTGTGGCCAACATCATCGCCCATAAGCGGGTCTACATCCCCGAGTCTATGGTTAAGAAAGGCTACGTCAGGGATTGGGCTGAGGGGTTCGTCAGTCAGATCTGCTCATTCCCAGAATCCACCCATGACGACTTTGTCGATACCTGTACTCAGGCGCTGAGATACCTTAGAGATGCGGGGTTCCTTGACATAGACCCACCGGCAAGGGACGATGATGATTACGCCGAATTCAGACCTAAGCGCGTGAACCCTTATGCAGCGTAGCCAACTGATGCTAACCCTTGACCGACTTCTCTCAAACGGCTGGATCGATGAAGCCTACGCAAAGAAGAAGGGGATCGGTCGTCTGCCGGCGCAAATCCATAGACTCAGGGCAAAGGGCTACACCATCTTGGCAATCCGTAACGGCAATAAGTCTAAGTATGTGATCGGGGAGCCCTGATGCCAATTAAAGCAGCCCTAACGATTGGAGCTAAAGGCGCAGGCAAGGTAGCCAAGGCCACTGACCAAGAGGCTTTGGTTGAGGCGGCTAAGGCGGCGGATCGGGCGGCGGCTGGACGGCGGGCTGCAGATGTAGCTAAGGCGACAGAGCCGATGAAGATCTCCGAGGCGTTAGGTAACCTAAACGTCGAGGGTAAGGGCAAATTAAAAGTCACCCAGTCCGACCGCACTAGAGTCGGCGGCGGGAATATCGGCGGCGCCATGTTCTCCGGTCTACAGCAGGTCGATCCGTTTTATGAGGGTTTGGTCTGGGGTGTCGGTGAAAAGGGCACAGCCAGCAAAATGATTGGCCAGTCCGATCCTTTTACATTTTGGTCAACCATCCTTGGCGCCGAAGACCAGTTGAAGTCAAACCCTCTGGTGTTCAATAAACTGCGTAAAGGTTTCACTGACGCCATGAAAGAGGGCAAGCTCACTAAAGAGCTTGAGAAGAAGATCAATCACAATCTGGCCCTGACCTTCGGGGAGGGTGCCGAGATCCGCGACCCGAAGATTTGGCAGAAGGCCGACACCTTTGAGAAACGGGCAGCTCTTGCAGACATTATGTTGGGCAAGGGCATCCCACCATCCAAGGGCGGCGTTGCATTAGGCGGTGAGAAGAGCGGCAAGGGCGTGATCTTCCGTCCGACTGATATTCTGAAACAGGAGACTGAGCCGCTTTTGTTACACCCAGAGCACGGTGGAGATGTCCCAACGTTTGCGGTTGGACCGCGGCTATTTAACCTTGAGGGAAATGTCGTTCACCGTCCAGACCTGCACCCGGGTTTCCCTTATCTTCTGACCGGCGAAGATACTGGCATGGTGTTTAAGCCCGGTGAGGCCGAGAAGATCATGCGGGATTATGCGCAGAGGCTGAAAGATCAAGGCAAGGCAAGGATCGGTTATTACGAGTGGACCTTGGGTGAAAAGGGTAAGGGCCTGCCGACTCAAGACATCAACGAGGAATATCTCACCTACCTGCAAAAGCAGGGTATGGCCGAGGGCGGCCCAGTTGAGGATCAAGATCTGAGCCTAGAAGGCGTCATAGCTGCCGGAGAAAAAGATCGTGAGGGTATTACGGATGAGGCACTGTTCTATCTAAACCAAGAATTGCGGGAAAAAATTAGTCAATTAAGGGCCGGTCAGATAGGCGGCTCTGAGCTTCAAAAGTTTTTTCCGAATTACAGCAGTTTTGAAATTGAACGGATGTTTGGTTTTACAGACACAGAGAGCGCAAAGAATCCAGAGATCACCAATCCGTCATCTAAAAGAGAAGAGTTTGAACGAACAATAGACATATCAAATGCGCTAAACAGAGAATTAGCGGAAGATCAAAGTCGTGGATTGTGGTACCCAAACCTTGCCTCCCGTAAACGCAGGGGCGAAATATTTGCGCAAGGAGGATCTGTCGGATCACCCGAGGGCATCCCCTCGATGGTGTCAGACCTAGAGGCGCAGTATCAGGCATATAAGGCCGGTGGTGCGGTCCAGATGCGGGACGGCGGCACACCGATTACGGATGAGATCAGCGGGATGTTGCCCGCCCTAGATCCGAATCAAGAGTCTTATGGAAGTCCGACCTTTGAGGCTACGAAATTCATCGCCTCGCAGATTCCTAAGGCTTTGGTCTCCCCGTTTGTCGGGGCTTACAAGACCGTTACTTCAGGGAAGTTTGGAACCCAAGAAGGTATCAAGGCAGGGGAAAAGGCTATGGAAGAGTTCATGCTTCCAAGCGGAGAGCTATCGCCTGAGGCCGCAGAGAAGGTCGGTCAGTTTGGTAAGTTTATGGAGGAGCTTGAGACCAAGTACAAGCTGCCCCCGATAATGCCCGAGGTGTTTGGGCCGGTTACGGGATCGCTGACGGGGATGGGGCCGCAAGCCCGATCCATCGCAGGTAAGGCAGGCACGGCCGTGAAAGAGGCGGTATCTGAAGTCCCGCCGCTACCGGTTGGCCTATCGATTGAGCCGGTTGGTAAACCTATCGCAGAGGTAATCAAACCGGGCAAGGTAAAGGTGCCGGCTACGGATCTAGGCTTTTACTCCCCGATTGAAAAGGCTTTGGAGAACAGCCCCCGGAAAGCCGGTCCCGGCCAAGCCTTCATTAACGACATCATGAAGTTCAGCCCCAGCTCAGGCGAGCTTGAGGGAACGGGCATTATTGACTGGCTGAAGACCCAAAAGAATGTGACCAAGCAGGATGTGCTGGACTACCTAAGCGGCAATAAGATTGAGATTCAGGAGACCGTCCGGGGAACAATTCTTACTCCGGATGAGCGTCTGCGATTAAATGACATCAATCGGCTGATATCTAAAGGTGAATATGTTCCTCTAGAAGAAGAAAAATGGTTTGAGGCAACAAAAGCAAGACTGCAAGAGTTTAAAGAGCCAAAGTATGAAAGCGAAAATTTAATCCTTCCGGGCGGCAAGAACTATCGGGAGATCGTGCTGAGTTTGCCTGAAGTAAAAAATGCCCCGATTGATAGTGGAAAATCTGCGGCCACAATGTTGTTTGAGCGTGAAATGATGGAGAAATATGGCGGTCAAGATTTTCCATCGGTATATCAAAAATTAACGCCCAATGAAATTGACAAGTACGATATGTATGTCCGAGAAGATATAAATAGCCGTAAAACCGAATCAATTTTGCAAGACAAGCGCAATAACTTCCAATCCTCCCACTTCCCCGAAAAAAACATCCTCGCCCATATGCGGACGCAGGATATGAACATCGGCGGCAAGAAGACTTTGGTTGTTGAAGAAATTCAATCGGATTGGCATCAGGAGGGGCGTGAAAAGGGTTACAAGCCAAACGATTTACAAAACATGAAATTGCCTAAAAATTATTCAGTAAAACAAGATGCAAGTTCAAACGAAAATCCTTATGCCGTATTTGATGAACAGGGAAATCCATTGACTGCTGGATTTCACAAAGATAAAGAATCTGCCCTTAATGAATTTTTTAGCAATAAATTTAAAAATGCTGTGCCTAATGCTCCATTTAAAAAGGACTGGTATCAGCTAGCCATCAAGCGGCTGATGAAATACGCCGCAGATAACGACTATGACCAGATCGCCTTAGTCGGGCCTGAGGAACAGATCCGCCGTGGCAGCCTTGGAACCTATGTTGATGGCCTGACCTTTGAAAAGAATAAGGATGGCTCCATCAAATTGCTGGCCGAGAAGGGTGAGTCGGTGGTCTTGGATAAGACCGTCAAGCCTGAAGATCTTGAGCTTTATGTCGGCAAGAATGTGGCCAAGAAGATCCTAAGCACTGAGGACGTAGACGGGACGCTTACTGGGGACGATCTGATGATCGGCGGGGAAGGGATGCGCCAATACTACGGCCGCAGCTATCCGGACTCAATCAACCGGATCGGCAAGAAGTACAACGCCAATATTGAGAAGCGTGATCACATCCTCAAAGAGTTTGATTCAAAAGATGTTGAAACAATACCGACCGGGGAAGCGGATCGGTTTGGCAGGGAAATGATGGCCTATGGAGTTAAAGACCCCGAGACAGACGAATATATTTCGTTTGAGTATGACTTTGAGAAAGCCTTGTCTGAGGCCAATAAGAAAGCGCCTCGTACTTCCATGTGGTTTATGGACCTACCGGCAAACCTAAAATCCGATGTGAAGATTGGCCAGCCCTACAAAAAGGGTGGCGCAGTCAAAATGCAACGAGGCGGCCCAATCATCGCCCCGTTTAACACCGTTCCAGACGTAACAGATGCGGGAAATTTAATTAACTTTTCCCTCCAACAGGAGCTAAAACGCTATGCCTGAAATGCCAATAGACCCGGAGTTCGGGCGCTTTATTCAAGGCTTAAAGACCACGCCCGATGGCGGTGCGGTCGTTGAGCTGACAGAAGAAATCACTCAGGTTGAGGAAATGCCTGACGGATCGGCTGTGGTGAACCTGAGCGATCAGTTTACCGGCCCGATGGAGTCTAAAGACTTCTATGAGAATTTGGCCGACTCCTATGATCTGACTGAGCTTAATTCTATTTCGATGCGCTACCTCGACCTTATCAAAAAAGATAAGGAAGCAAGGGAAAAGAGAGATAAGCAATACGAGGAGGGCATTCGCCGGACAGGCTTAGGTGATGACGCCCCCGGCGGAGCGCAGTTCATGGGCGCTTCCCGAGTGGTTCACCCCGTGATGGCTGAGGCTTGCGTGGACTTTGCTGCCCGGGCGATTAAAGAACTATTCCCGCCTGATGGCCCTGCCAGAACCAAGATCTTGGGTGAGGTCGATCAAACTAAGACTGAAATTGCCGAGCGCAAGAGGGATTACATCAACTGGCAACTAACCGAGCAGATTGAAGAATTTAGGGATGAGCAGGAGCAATTACTGACTCAACTGCCCCTTGGCGGCTCTCAATATATGAAGCTCTGGTACGACGAGGAAAAAAAGCGCCCCTGCGCAGAGTTCGTGCCCATAGATAACATTCTAATTCCTTTTGCCGCGGCTAACTTCTATACCGCCCAGCGGGTCTCGGAAATTCAAGACATCACGGAATGGGAGTTCAAGCGCCGTATCGACCGAGGTCTATACCGAGATATTGATTTTGTGCGGGCCACCATGGAGCCGGTCGAGACTGCGGCTGAGAAGGCTACAAACAAGATTGAGGGCAAGAAGTTTGAGGATAACGAGGACGGTTTACGGCGGGTGTTTCATATCTATACCTACCTGACGCTTGATGACGATCCGTATAGCAAAGGACAAAACGCCCCCTACATCCTGATGATTGACGACCTTGAGCATGAGGTCATCGGTCTTTATCGGAACTGGGAAGAGGGCGATGAGACCATGACCAAGCTGGACTGGCTCATAGAGTTCAAATTCATCCCTTGGCGTGGAGCCTATGCAATTGGTCTGCCCCACCTCATCGGAGGCTTGTCGGCCGCTCTTACCGGGGCGCTGCGGGCTTTGCTGGACACTGCGCATATCAATAACTCGGCGACCATGCTCAAGATAAAGGGAGCCAAGATCTCTGGGCAGTCCCAGCAGGTTGATGTCACCCAAGTAACCGAGATTGAGGGTGCGCCGGGGGTAGACGATATCCGCAAGATCGCTATGCCGATGCCATTTAACCCGCCTTCCCCGGTTCTGTATCAGCTTTTGGGATGGCTTACGAGCGCCGCCAAAGGGGTCGTGACGACCGCGGAAGAGAAGATTTCGGACATCGGGCAAAACACTCCGGTGGGTACGACTCAGGCCCTAATTGAGCAAGGTGCCGCGGTTTTCTCTGCGATCCATGCCCGTTTACACGACAGTCAACGTCGGGTCCTGATGGTCCTCGGACGGATAAATCGGTGGTATCTAGACGATCAAAGGAAGGGTGACATCGTTGAGGAGCTTCCGGTTCAACGGGAAGACTTCAAGCGCAATAGCGACGTAGTGCCGGTCTCTGATCCGCACATCTTCTCGGAAACCCAGCGGATATCCCAGATGCAGGCAGTCCTGCAGATGGCCTCTGCCTATCCGCAATTCTTTGATCAGCGGGTGGTGGTGTCTCGGATGCTCAAACAGTTAAAGGTTCCCAACGTCAACGAGCTCATGCCCACGGCGCCAACGACCGATGAGATATCGGCCGCTGAGGAAAATGCCGCTATGGCTTTGGGTAAGACCGCCTACGCCTACCCGCGGCAGGATCAGATTGCCCATATCCATACCCACCTGAGTTTTGCCCTCGACCCGGCCTTGGGATCTAACCCGATCATGGCCAAGCAGTTGATTCCTCAGGTCTTGGAGCACGTTAAGCAACACATGGTCCTTTGGTACACCAACCGGATGAACGGCTATGTGCCAATGGATCAGGCCAAGTATGAGGATATGCCAGAGGTCATGGGGGTAGATCACCAGATCGCCATGGCCGCAGACAACGTAAAGGCCGAAAGCCAGCAGATTTTTGGTTCTCTGATGCCCATGCTCCAGCAGCTCATCCAGATGAATCAGCAGTTTGCCCAGCAGGCTATGCAGGCACCCTTC